CGACGGAACTGACCGTCACCACCTTCAAGTGGTATATCCTCTTCAGGAGCAACCAAACGAAGGTTCCTTCCGAGAGCGCGAACATCACCGAGAAAATCGGCTACGAACGCTAACTCGCGGTTGGTTAGAGCTGATATCTTCTGGTCGAAGATACCCGCGAAGTTCTGCGCAGTCTGGTCTAAACCAGGCTGAACATGACAACGCGGTAGGCTATAATCTTGCTGATAAATCAGCTTGGAGAGTAGCCCGTTGTAGCTCATCAGGTACGATCCAGAGATCTCATCCCGGTCAAAGAGTCTGTAGTATTTAGCTACTCGCTCCTCAAGAGGGATTCCTTGTGGATTCCAACCGAGGCCCCCGAGAAAATCGGGAATGTCACAGATCCTTTCTATGACCCTCCGCTGACGAGATCTCAGCATTCCAAGGGCTGGCTTGCCAAAGTGTCTAGACCAATCGATGAATGAATCATCGGAAGGTTGCCGCCACTTTAGCTGAGGTAAGACGACGTCAGGAAAAATGATTTTCCCGGCGAACTCACCAACAATTGATGAGTCGAGTGTCTTGTTCAAGGACACCGGACATCCCAGGTCTGCTAAGACCTGTTTATACCTCACTGCCAGGGCTGTGTCTAGTATCACTACGTCATCTCCAAGAATGAAAAACCGGTTGTCATGCCGGAAACCATTCAAGTAGAACAGTAGTGAACCATGTGTGATCGCAAACGCGGCAAAACTTGGGAACAAACCAAGCGGCTGCCCGCGCGCCCAACTCACGGTACCTTTACCGTACTGCCAAGGAGCTCGTGAGAGCGCCTCAAACAGATCGACATCCTCACCTTGATAAAGCGTGAGGTATCGGAGAGCGGGTAACTGGAGATGCAACGGAAAATAATCCGTCGCGCCAGTCAGATCAACACAGTGCAAAGGGTAACCAAGACGTAAGTGCTCCTGAAGGACACACATCGGTCTTGTCTGGTCAAAAGTGCAATCCCATGGTAAATGGGAAAGGGTCCTGTAAAGCAACCTACCAAGAGGTTTTAAAGCCTGCTGGTACACACGTCCAGGATTGGCTACAGCACGAAGCTTGTAACCAGGTTCCTGGATGAGACCAATCTTACCTACCGAATCTGGGAGATTATCCCAGAGGCCCTCATTAGAGAGCGACCTTTTTTGGTAGGTCATCCCTTCGCACACTCGTCCAAAGGTTTTACCAAACCTGTCAACCAACTCTCTTCCGAGCTTGGTTTCAGTCAGATACATTCTACTTAAAAGTAGATTCTCTGATTCAGGAAAGGTACGGCCATCCGGTAAAGGATGCCGCTTGGACGGGTTAGGTATCATGGTGTATAGTGGTTTCGGTAAACCACATATGGACCGTGGAACATCAAGTCTTTTGAGACTTTCCACAACACCACTTACTAGATCACACGGAACAGGTTGAGATGGTGCAAGTACACCTTGCAGGAACTTCTGTTCCTGCTTTTCGGTCACATTTGGAGATGTGAGCCTAGTGTACATACGCAGAAGAGTGATGGCATGAAGCCGTCTCTTTCGAGTTGGCTTTTCCGCCACCCAGCGGAATAAACCGCCCACGTGTCCCTTAGGGACGCCGTCCTTTGTAACAC